TACAGAACCTTTTTAAAACAAATAAAATGAAAACACATTATTTAAAAGTTAGGAGTAGGCATCCTAGTCATAACATTTTGCGTAAGCCTAATGTTATACATCCTGAAAGAAAGGGGGTTAAAGTTATGGCCCCTGCTGTAGTTAGATTAGGGTCTACTACAAAAGTTTCTTCTAAGTTAATACAAATCAATACTATAGAAGCAGTTAAAACCTCATCTAATAAATTATTGATGAAAAGGGCTTTTAAAAAAGGGGGTATAAATTCCCCCAAGTATTGGGAAGATAAAAACTCTTTACTTCTTGAAAAGGATATTCCTTTCCCTTTAGTAGCTAAAAAAATATATGGCTCAAGGGGTAATGGTATTGTAAAAATAAAAAATAAAAAAGAGTTGACTGAGTTTTTAACTAATTCTTATAATTCTAGTTATTATTTTGAAAAATATTACAGATATCTTCGAGAGTATAGAATACACGTAAGTGAAATGGGTTGTTTTTACACTTGTAGAAAAATGTTAAAAACAAATACCCCAGAACATTTAAAATTTGTTAGAAATAACAATAATTGTGTATGGTTTTTACAATCTAATCCTAAATTTAATCAACCTAAAAATTGGTCTGAAATAACAGAAGAATGTAGAAGGGCTCTTTTAGCAGTTGGGTTAGATATAGGTGCTTGTGATGTTAGAATATCTGCAACACCTGATGAAGAAGGTAATAACTATTTTAAAATTATAGAAATAAATTCAGCACCAAGTTTTGGGGAAAAAACTGCTGAAAAATATATGGAAATACTCCCCAAAATAGTAAATTTAAAGTATCTAATAAAACAAGTAAAAAAACACGTACCAGATGAGTGAAAATGTATACACTTCAGAACATCTATGTTGTATGTCAAGCTTCATAGATGATTATTCTAGAATATTTCATCTTAAATATTACAAAGAATATAAAATAAAAATTGATGCACAATCAACTAGTAAAGAAGAAGGAACTTTTATGTCAAATGATTTTCCTTATGCAACTATAAGATTTGTTGTTAAAAGAGATAATGAGGAAATTTTTCATGGATGTTATAATATTAGGACATATCCTAATTGTTGTGGAGTTGCTGTTATTTATGGATATTATGACTGTTCTGCTTATAAATTAAAAAGAAGCAAACTAGGAATTAAACTATTTTCTATTTTTAGGGATTTTATTTTAGGGACTATTGCACCTGAAACTTGTTCTGATTTAGGATTTGGTTCTTGTCAATATATTTGCACAGACCATCAAGGGCATATTAAAGATGCTTTAGATAATAGTGATTTTGTATTAATTAATACTTCTTTTGGTAGATTTGATCATAATCAGGAATATGATGAAATCGAATATTTAGAAAATAGAATGATTTACTTATATAATAAAAATTTAATTTTACATAAAAACGATTAAAAATGAATGAAATGTTAATGATGGTGTATGGAACTTTAATGACTGGGTTTCATAATAATATTCTTTTAGAAGAACAAACTCTTCTTGGAGAATGTGAAACAAAAGAAAAATATACAATGTTTGTAAACTCAATTCCTTATGTTTATCCTCATTCGGATACCTCAACTATTAAAGGGGAATTATGGAAAGTAACCGGAAAACAAGCTATTGATAGATTAGATTCTTTAGAAGGACATCCTGATTGGTATAATAGAAGAGAAATAATAATTATTCATAATGGAGAAGAAAAAAAGGCTTGGTTATATTTTATGCCAGATGAAAGTGTAACTTCTTTAACAATAGTAAAAAATGGGGATTACAGATACCCTGAATATTTAAAAAACGAAACATTAATATTAAACAATAAATAAAATGTGTGGTATAGTAGCAGCAACAGGAACACTCAAAGTAAGTGTAGATAAAATTAAATTATTATTAGCTTATAATGAACACAGAGGTAAAGACTCTATTGGTTATTATAATGAAATAGAAGATATCCCTTTTGAAAAAAGAGTGTATAAAAAAATGGGACAAGCTTCAGATGTATTTATTCCTGAACATACTTGGAAAGAAAGTAATTTATTTTTAGGGCATTTAAGAGCAGCAACTAAAGGTGTAGTAAACTTAGAGAATTGTCATCCTTTTAACTATGGAGATATTATAGGATGCCATAACGGCACTTTAACTAACTGGGAACTTTTAAAATTAGAGCATCAATTAGATGATAATATTGAAATGGATAGTAAAATATTCTTTGATTATCTTTCTAAAAATGATGATTATAAAATTTTAGAAGAGTTTTCAGGTGCTGCAAATGTTTTATGGGTAGATAAAAAACAACCTAGAAAATTATTTATTTTTAAACACAAAGAGCGTACTCTATTTCGTGGCCAAATTAACAATGAAGAAGGTAAAATTATGTATATTTCTTCAGTTGAAAAAGGTCTAAAAGCTATTGGTTGTACTAATATTAAAGCATTTAAAGACCAATATTTGTATGAAATAGTTGATGGTTTAATTGTAAAAACTACAAAAATTACATCAAATCCAAGAACTAAGATAAGTGAAGAAAGAAGAAAAGAATTAAAACTTAATACTCCTACTTCTTTATCTGTTGTGAAAGACAATAATTTTGTTAGTGATATAGAACCTGCTGAAATGAAAAGTAATTATATTAGTAATTATCAAGCTGGAGATAAATGGGAAACTATTAAATTTGCAGATGACTCTGAGTTTTATTTCCCTGTAAAATTAGGAGATGCTTTTCATCCTAAAGTAGCACATAGAGAAATAATTTGGCAAGATAGTATTCAAGCATACTTTTATCAAATATATTTAGATAGTGGGGCTTACTATGAAGTAAGACTTGGTATTCCTGATTATCATTTCTGTAAAAATACTGGTGAAAACCTTAAACCTTTATTTGCAGAAGAAGATAATTTAAGTATAGATGTTATAGAGTCAATGATTAGTACAGGAGATCTTATTCAGGAAATTTCAATTGAGTTACAAGGAGCTAAAAAGCAAATAAATGAATTAACTGGAATAAATTCAATTGCTTACCAGCATGTAAATGATATTACTGAAAAAGTAGAGAAAAAATGTGATGAAATAGAAGAAATATTAACATTGATAATTAAAGAAAATGTCGATACAGAAATTGAAGCAAGTTAGATTAATAAATGGAAAATTTGTAAATGAAGATTTAAGTATTTGTATTAACGGTGATTATTTTTATAAGAATGAGAATACTAATAGTAAAAGTGGCTATCCAGAAGCAATTTATTATAGAAAAGAATGGATAGTTAGAACTTCTGATTATGAGATTCCAAATGACAGTAGTGTCTGGTGTAAAAAAGAAGACTTACTTTGTTTAGTAGTTGCTCAGAAAGATTGGAATAGAGGGGGAATAAAATCCCCCTTTAAATTAAAATCTTTTACTTATAAATATTCTGACCATATGTATGATGAACACGGTCAAGATTTTTATCTTTTTAAGCCTTTTAATAAGTATAAAAAATATAAGCAGTGTTATATTCTTAATGAAGAAGTAGGTTTACTTTTAGATTTAGAATGGAGCTTTAAAGAAAATAGGTTAGTTAAAAGTAATAAAGCTTTAAAGAAAATAAATCAGGATTATGTATCAAAAGTATCCCATATTAATCCATATAAAAGAAAATGTTTTTATATTGATAAATCTCGATTAAGTTTTAGAGATAAAATGGAAATCGGGGAAGAGACTTTAACTTATCTTATAAGTGAAGGTCATAAATATACTTTTGGTGTAGAAATAGAAACCTCATCAGGATTTGTGCATCCAGTGGAATATTTTACTAATCTATTAAATATTTCTTGTGATCACGATGGTTCTATAGATGGTGGAGAATATGTAACTAGAGTCTTAAAAGGAGATTCTGGATTTAAACATTTGCATAAAATTCTATCTTTCCTTAGAACTAGGTGTAAAATAAACAATAAATGTGGTATTCACGTACATATAGGCGGTGCCATTTTTAACAAATCTTTTTCTGTATATTCTTATATTTTAGGTGAAAAACTGCAAAATGATTTATTTAGGATGCTTCCTTCAAGTAGGAGACATAATAAATATTGTGCAGATTTACCTGATTTTGAATTAGATGCTTATATTAAAGAATATGGGTATAAGTATGGAATAGATTTGGCATATGAATATTTATATCGTCAATTGAGTAGTGGTTCTGAAATAGGCCCAAACTCAAATAAAAAACACAATCATCCTTATGGAAGATATTGTGGACAGTATCACGATGTAGATTTTGAAACTATACTTAGGTATAAGTGGTTGAATTTAGTTCCTTGCAATTTTAATGTTAGGGGGTTTGACTTTTTTCATGCAAGAAAAGAACTCTCTAAAGCAAGAACTGATTTACCATTTACTATAGAGTTTAGAAATCATTCTGCGAGTTTGAATTATACTAAAATTAAAAACTGGGTATTAATTTGTATGGCCTTTGTTTATTATGTTGAAAACTGTAAAGAAGATATAATATCTAAAAACTTTATTACAGTTGAAGACATTATTAAAAAGGCTTATAATAAAAAAGCAGATTATCTTTTAGAATATGTCAAAAAAAGAAAAGAGCTTTTTAAAGATTTTTCAAATGATACAGAGTTAAATGTAATTACAGAAAACAGTGTTAATATAAATTTTAATCAATTATTATGTGTTTAATAATAGCAAAGAAAAAAGGAGTAGATTTTGATATAGAAACAATTTCAAAAGCAATAAAAACAGGGATAAAAAGAAATAATGATGGAGCAGGATTTGCTGTCAAATATAATACAGGAAAGCATCCTCATCCAATATATATTTCTAAAGGGTATATGAGTATGGAACCCACTCTGTTAATAAATGCTATTAAAGATTGTAAAATTACAAAAGAAGATGAATTAATTGTACACTTGCGTTATAGTACTGCAGGTAAAGATTCAGTTAAAAACTGTCACCCATTTGGTGTTCCTGATAAATATGAAGAAGAGTATATTAATATAAATGATTCATATGTAAATTATCCGGTAGTTGCTCATAATGGTACTTTTTATGATTTTGTAACAAATCAAAATAAGTATTTTAATTCAAAGGAAGAAAAGTCAGATTCTTTAAAATTTGTTGAAGAAATTTTGGTAAAAAGAAATTTATTGCCTATCTTTGTAGACAAAGCAAATAAAGACGATTTTTTCTTTGATTCCTATATTCTAGACAATAAACTAGCATTTCTACTTCCAAAAAAAGAAATGTTTTTAGTAGGGAACTTTATTAAGGAAGATGATGGTATGATGTATTCTAATGAATACTATAAAACCCCATTTAAAAGTTATTCAAACTTAAATTGGGATTCATATTACGCATACTAACCCTTAAATAAAGTCCTAAATGATTTCAGAATATAAAGAAAATATAAAGTGTGACCAAGAGTTTTTGGCAGATGCAATTAATATGGTTGAAGAATATTATTTGTACCCAAAATCTTATGAAGATTTAGCTCATATTATAAGTATTGAGTTTAATTGCAAGTGTAGAACAGAAGATATTACTAAATATTTTAAAAATAGTAATGCAGTGAAAACAAAAAATATTTTTAACCCTAATGTTACTATAGATAATGTTGATATGCATTTTGATTGTATAATTTGCTATGATACTAAAAAAGTATATAACGGGGGTAAATATGTTAATTGTCCTAAATGTAAAAAATGAAAATAGAATTTGATTTAAAAAAAATAAGTGAAATATCACCTAATAATTATTTAATACTTTCTTTAATAAGTATAAACAGGAAAGATTTAGTATCAAATATGTTAGAAATTGATTATTTTACTTATAGCAATTGTCTATTTAAATTATGTGAGAAAGGTTATTTAATTAACACTTCTCCAGTAATTCCAATAGGACAAAAATTGAGTGGAAAGCAATTTGAAATCACAGATGAAGGAATTAAGTTGTTAGATGTTAAATCCTTAAAAGCAGTTAATGTAAGCGAAGCCAAAATAGAAAATTGGATTGACGATTGGAGAAATATTTTTCCAAAAGGCAAAACAAGAAATGGCAATCCTATAAAAGGGAGTAGATTAAATTGTATAAAGAAAATGAATTTGTTTATTAGAACTTATAAATTTTCTAAACAGACTATATTTAAAGCTACTCAAAATTATATTGACGGATTAAAAGGGGATTATGATTTTATTCAAACAGCCCAAAACTTTATTGAAAAAAATAGGACTAGTAATTTAGCTAGTTATTGTGAATTAATTGATAGTGGATATGAAGAAGATATAAAAACAGATAATGTAATGAATATATGACAGAATTTGGTCAATTACTTAGAGAAGTAGATGATGGTATTGAGGGTAAAAGTAAATGGATTCCTATAGGACATAATAAACTAGGAAATCATATAGGAATAGGCCAAAAAATATACACTTTAATTGGTGGGAACTCTGGTACTGGTAAAACTGGTTTTACTGATTGTTCTTTTGTCTTAAATCCTTATAAATGGTATAGGGAAAATAAAAACGAAACAGATATTAAATTTAAAGTAATTTATAGGTCTATGGAGAGATCCAAGAACTTTAAATTGGGTAAATGGGTATGTGCTAAGTTATATGAAGACTATGGAATAATGCTAGATGTTCCCACTTTATTTGGGTGGGGTAGTAAAAAGAATCATATCTCTAAAGAAGTATATGAAGCTATTAAAAGTACTAGAGATTATTTTGATGAAATGATGGATGTTGTTGAAATAATTGATGGAGCTGAAAATCCTACAGGTGTAAGAAACCATTTAATCAAATACGCTTTAAATAATGGAAAATTAATAGAAAAATCTGAATTTGTTAAAGAATACATACCTAATAATCCAAATCTTATTACATTAGTAATTGTTGACCATATTGGTAAACTTAAAAATGAAAGGGGATATTCTAAAAAAGAAAGAATAGATAAAATGTCAGAATATTTAGGGGAAGTTCGAGATAGATATAGGCTAAGTCCTGTAGTAGTTTCACAATTTAATAGAAACCTATCAGACTCTCAAAGAGCAAAAAATAAAGAATTAACTCCTGACCCTGATGATTTTAAAGATACTGGTAATTTATATGAAGATTGCGATGTAGCATTAGCTTTATTTAATCCTTATAAATTAAAAGTATATGACCATATGGGATATGATATTAAACAATTTGTAAATGCTAAAGGGCATAATAGATTTAGGTCTATAACTGCTTTGAAAAATACCTATGGTATTGATGATTTTAGGGTAGGTTATGCCTTTTTAGGTGAAAATGGATTATTTGGAGAATTACCAATAGCTGATCAAATGGAAAATAAAGATTATGAGCGAATTAGAACATTATAATTATATAAAACCTACCCACTATGAATTATGGAGTGGGTGTGAAGCTTTTGATATTTTGAAAAAAGTATTAACAGAGGAAGAGTTTAAAGGGTTTTGCAAAGGAAATATCCTTAAATACCAACTAAGAATTGGTAAAAAGCCCAATGAACCTATTGAAAGAGATAGAAATAAAATTAAAATTTATGAAGAAGAGTTAAAAAAGTATAATAAATATGAGTATAGTATTACCAAAAAAGAAAATCAAAGTAACTAATAAAAATCCAAGAAAGTTTATATTGTATTCTCAACCTAAAATGGGTAAAACAACAGTATTATCTCAATTGGATAATTGTTTAATTATAGATTTAGAGAATGGGAGTGATTTTGTGGATGCGTTAAAGGTAAAAGCTAACAATCTAAAAGAATTTTATGAAATAGGAGAAACTATAAAAGCAGAAAACAAACCTTATAAATATGTAGCTATTGATACAATTACAAGGTTAGAGAAGTGGTGTGAAGACACCGCTAAAAATATGTATAAAAAAACACCTATGGGTAAAAAGTTTGCAGGAGAATCTGTATTAACTTTGCCTAATGGTGCTGGTTATTTATATCTAAGATTGGCATTTGAACAATGGTTAGAATATGCAAGTTCTTTAGCAGAACACGTAATCTACGTTGGTCATCTTAAAAATAAACTTATAGAGAAAAAGGGCAAAGAAGTTAATGCAAAAGACTTGGATTTAACAGGTAAAATTGCATCTATAACCTCAGCCAATGCAGATGCTATAGGTTATTTATACAGAGATTCTGAAAGTAAGCTTAAAATTAATTTTCAAGCACAGGATGAATTAATTGCAGGTAGTAGATGTGAGCATTTAAAAGGCCAAGATATAGAATTTGACTGGTCTAAAATTTATATTGATTAATTTAAAAAAGTAAAATAAAAATGGAATTTTCAACTAAAGGTTTTGAAAGAAAAGAGAGAGTGGGACAATACATTAAGCCAGGAATCGCAGAAATGCAAATAACTAAGTTAGAGTACTTTGAAAGCTCTAATAAGAAAACTCCTGGTATTAGAATGTATTTTGAAGGGCACCCTATGGAAGAATTAAATGGGGAAGGCCAAAAGATGGATTGTGATTTTTGGTTAAGTGAAAAAGCTTGGCCTTATACTCAAGGAAGTCTTTGTGATATTGCAGATGCTTTAGGAGTAAGAGAAGAACTGGATAAAATCAAAGTAAGTGGTGCTGAAGAATATATTGTAGCAATTTCTACTATTTTCGTTGGAAAATTTGCAAGATACCTTGTAAATGGTGAAGAAATTGAAGGTTCTGACGGTAAAGAAAACTGGGTAAAAGCAACTTTACCATTATATCCTAAAGTAGAATCTTTGGATGTAAAAGAAACTAAACTATTCTTTGATGCAAACAAACACATTCAAAGACTTGTAGTGCCAGATGTAGAAGAGATGATTGAAGGAGAAGAAACAAAAGATGATTTGCCATTTTAATATTAATTAAATGATTATGGGGGCATTAATTTGCCCCCTTATTTAATATGTATACTACAAAAGGATATAGCAAACTAACTAAAGAAGAAATTCTTTTAAGAATAACGCCTATTGACATTTTTAATTATTATATAGATAATTTTAAATCAACTTCAAAAAGTTTTTGTAGTGAATTAAGAGTGGATAAAAATCCTTCTTGCAGAATTAAAATCTATAATAATGGAAAAACTATTTATAAAGACTTTGGAAATAAAGCTACTTTTGATTGTTTTTCTTATGTACAAGCTAAATATAATGTTAATTATTTAGAAGCACTAAAAATAATTAATAATGATTTCAATTTAGGCTTAGATGGAGTCCCAAATGTAGCTCCTTCTCCTGTATTATTAGGAATTTCACCTAAAAAGGAAGAAAAAATAGAAGAAAGAACACCTATCCACATTAAAAGAAGAAAGTGGAATAACTATATAGATAAAGAATATTGGGGTTCTTATCATATAACTTGTGAGATATTAAACAAATTTAATGTTTATCCTTGTTCTCATATCTGGATAAAGAAATATATGTTTAAAATAAGTAATAGTAATCCGGCATATGCGTATAAATTAACAAATAACATTTTTAAAATACTATCCCCTTTCTCATCTAAAGAGTTTAAATGGGTTAGTAATACAACTGAATATGATATTCAAGGGTATAATCAATTGCCTGAATTTGGGGATTTACTAGTAATAACAAAATCTTTGAAAGATGTAATGGTTTTATATCTTTTAGGATATACAGCAATAGCCCCTCAAAATGAACAAATAAATATTCCTGATGAAATGATGACTGAGTTAAAAAATAGATTTAAAAAAATTATTCTATTTTATGATGATGATCCAGCAGGAAATATGGGCAGAGAACTTATATGCAGCACTTATAATATTTCTTCAGTAATTTTAAAAGGAGAATCTAAAGATATCTCAGATTATATAAAAAATAATGGGATAGAAAAAACTAAGATTCTGTTAAAAGAACTATTAGAATGAGAAGAAAATTTAAAAAAGGAAAAATAAGAAATGCTACTAAAGTTGTACAAGATGGAATAACTTTTAGAAGTAAATTAGAATTATATACGTATAATAAACTAAAAGAACACAACATTAAATTTGAATACGAATCAACGAAATTTGTTTTAATTGATAAATTTACGTATCCAAAAGATAGCTATGAATCGTATAAAAGTAAAGGAGGTAAAAAGTTTGATAAAAGAAGTAACAGTATAAGGCCTATGTCTTATTTGCCTGATTTTATTAATCAGGATGATAGATGGATAATAGAAGTAAAAGGATTTGCAAATGATGCTTTTCCTTTAAGATGGAAATTATTTAAGTTTATTACTAAAGATAATCCATATACTTTATTTTTACCTTCAAATGCAAAGGAAGTAGATGAAGTAATAAAAATATTAAAAAAAATAAAAAATGAATAGATGCAATACACTAATGATTTTAAAACAAAGGCTTTTAGGATTTTTAGGTTTACAGGTAAATTACTTAAAATTATAAAAGCAATAGAAAACAATAAACATAATCAAGTAAGACTATTACTAGAAGAACTAGTTGATGACCCAAAACTATATACAAATAAATTAAATAGAATGGGTGTAAGATATGAAGTTAAAGACTCTAAAAAATATGCTCACCAAGATAGAGTAGATTTATATAGTGAGTTTATGGAAAATTATACAGTATTTTTAGATAAAAAGAAGAGAAATGAAGTATTTATTAATTGATGGAGATTCTTTAGCTTATATGGCAATGAATAGTGATTCTTTTGAAGACGCAACTCATTATATAGACAATTTAATATATGATATGTTACTTGCTAATAAATGTAAGAAATATTATATATTTCTAAGCCAAAAATCTTTTAGAAGAGATATTTCAACTTTAAAACCATATAAAGGAAATAGGAGAAAACAAGAAAATGTATTTCTTCCTTCCTTATTAAAATATATAGAAGTTGAACATAATGGAGCAAGTGTTTATAAATTAGAAGCGGATGATTTAGTTTCTTACTTTAAAAAGAAAGATCCAGAGAACAGTATTATATGTAGTATGGATAAAGATGTACTTTATCAAAGCCCAGGAAAACATTATAACTATAAAAAGAAAGAATATTCTGTAACTTCAGAAGCAGGAGCAATTTGGTTTTTATGGAAACAAGTGTTAATGGGAGATTCTACAGATAATATAACAGGAGTTCCTGGTATTGGAGAGAAAAAATCAAGTAAAATTTTAGGAA